GCGGACGGAAACAACATCCCGTTCTAACCCTTCGGAGAACCGAGCAACCAAACCAACAAGAGGGGCCGGCGGCAGTTCCCCCAACTGCCGCCGGTTTCCTCGGAAAGAAAAACATGACTGAAACCATTATCCGAATCGCCATCCCCGTCTTTGTCGTGGCCCTGTTTGCCATGGCCGTGCCGGTGCTGCGCAGCTGGAAAGCCTAAGACCGTGGCCAACCTTGTCGTCAAATACGACGCCGAGTCGGCGCACTACTACCTGTCCACCGGGGAGCCGTGCCACGGGGATCTGCGCCAGGCCCGCAAGGCCGGCGCGTTCCCCAGCGTCACGACGATCCTCAAGATCATGGAGAGCGAGGCGCTGACCCGCCACAAGGTGGACGCGGCCATCGCGCAGACGCTGACCTTGCCCCGCAAGGACGGCGAGGAGCTGCACGACTACGCCCGCCGGGTGCATGAGACCAACAAGGCCGAGCTGTCCGGCATGGCGGACGCGGGCACGCGGATCCACGAGCTGGCCGAGCAGGTGATCCGGGGCGAGGCCCCGCTGGCCAAGGACATGGACGACACGCTCCGGCCCCACCTCAAAAGCCTGACCTACTGGTCTCGGTGCCTGGACGAGGTGGTGCTGTCGGAGGAGGTCGTGGTGCATGACGGGGAGGGCTACGCGGGCCGGTGCGATCTGATCGCCAAGATCGACGGCCAGACGGAGATCATTGATTTCAAATCCAAAAACTTCACCAAGGTCGCGCCGTTTCATCCCGAAATGCCCGGCTTCGCCACGGCCGACGAGGAGCATAAAGTGTGGACGGACTACAAGGAGCTGCTCCAGCTGGCCGCCTATTCGTTTGCCTGGGCGGGCGAGGCGTTGCCGGCGAGGAACGTCTTTATCGACCGCAAGACCGGGGCGCTGGATGAAAAACTTTACACGGCCGAGGAGGTCGGGGACGCCTTCGAGGCGTTCCGGGCCTGCTGCACGCTGTGGAGGAAGGTGAAGAAGTACGATCCGAGGGCGGGCAAATGAACGACACCAACTACGTCGTCCTCCCGACCGAGCCCTTAAGCCTCCAGCTGGTCGAGCGCATCCGCTCGCTGGAGCGGCAGCTGGCCGAGACCCGGGACGCCCTCAAGGCCGCCGAGGAGCGGGAGAACGTGCTGATCCTAGACCGGCTGCGGACGGAGGGAGGGCTGTGAAATACATCTCCGTCTGCTCTGGCATCGAGGCCGCCAGCGTGGCTTGGGAGCCACTTGGCTGGGAGCCGGTTGCCTTTTCAGAAATCGAACCATTCCCGGCCGCGGTGCTCAAGCATCACTGGCCGGAGGTTCCCAACCATGGAGACATGAACAAATATGAGCAGTGGAACATACCAGGCGGAACAGTTGACCTTCTCGTTGGAGGCACCCCCTGCCAGTCCTTCAGTGTTGCAGGACTGCGCAAGGGGCTCGACGACCCACGCGGCGGACTCATGCTTACATTCCTTAAAATCGCTCAACGTTTTCAACCTCGATGGATTGTCTGGGAAAATGTCCCCGGCGTTCTGTCCAGCAACGGAGGAAGGGACTTTGGCTCCTTCCTCGGGGCGCTGGGGGAGCTGGGGTATGGGTGGGCCTACCGGGTCTTGGACGCTCAGTGGTTCGGAGTGGCCCAGCGACGCCGCCGTGTGTTCGTTGTCGGATGTCTTGGAGACGGGGCCGCTGCCGCCAAGGTTTTATTTGAGTCAGAAAGCGTGCGCCGGGATTCTCCGCCGAGCCGAGAAAAGGGGAAAGGAGTTGCCGCCGATGCTCAGGAAGGCGTTGGAGTCAGCCTGCCAGAACGAGAAGTAGTCGGCTGCTTGAGCGACGGTGCGCACATGGGGGGGGGCTTAACGGGCAGGACGCCTACACCGGAAGAATTATGGCAGTCACAGGCATTCAGAATGCAGGCATTCGGTGAATATATGAATGACGAAACAGCATCGGCCATGAAGGCAAGAGACTACAAGGACGCAACCGACTTGGTTGCAGAAAAAAAATCACATTGGGATGGCTCTGTCGTGCATCCAACACTAAGCCAAGCACTGAAATCATCTGGCGGAATAGGTTTTTCCAATCAGGAGATATTTTCACAAGGTGGATCCGGCCTCGTGCAGGCCATCCCCATCCACGACCAAGCCACCCGCAATGCCGGCAAGCGTGGAGACAGGCAGGATGGCAAGGGAAACGGCCTTGGCGTTGGTAAGCCGGGAGATCCTTGCCCGACTCTTACCAAGGGCGACAAGCACGCCGTCCTTTACGAAAACCACCCCAACGACAGCCGCGTGACCGGCCCGCACGAAGTTGCCCCGGCTTGCGTTTCAAGGTTTGGGACCGGTGGTGGCAATGTGCCGTTGGTGCAGGAGGCGGTTCCAGTAAATATTTATGGCGGAAACAAAAGAAAAGACAGACCCAATGGCGGCTTCTATGCAAATGTCGGAGAGGAAACCAGCAAGACCCTAGATTCTGCTAGTGGTCTTAACCCAGCGTGCAACCAAGGCGGGACTGCCGTGGTTCAGGAAACGATTGCCTTCCAAGAATCCGAGCTTCGCCTAACTGGAAAAATTACCGAGCAGAAGGTCGTTCCTACCCTAAAGGCCGGAACCAAGGGTGGGGATACGGAGCCGAAGGTGGTGGCGTTTGAGCCTGGCATCGCCTCAAGAGAGGGCAACGAAAGCAGATTTGTTGAGGAAATGTCCCCCACGTTGCGGAAGGACATGGGGGATAATCAGGTGGCCACAGTAGACAGTCGCATGGCCGTCCGCAGGCTGACCCCGAAGGAATGTGAAAGACTCCAAGGCTTTCCCGACAACCACACGCTGATCCCATGGCGCGGCAAGCCAGCCGATCAATGCCCGGATGGGCCAAGGTACAAGGCTCTAGGCAACTCAATGGCCGTGCCGTGCATGGCTTGGATTGGAAAACGCATAGCAAAGGCGGAACATGAGCGACAGGGAGCTGCTTGAAATGATCATCCGGGATTTCTCCGCCCGCATCATCGCCTCCTGGACGCCAGAGGAGTGGGCCGGCGTGCTGGCGCAGATTCAAAAGAACCGCGGGCGGTACGGAATGGGGCAGTGGGTATGAGCGTAAAACGCACCCGCTGCACCGAGGACGTGCAAAAGAAGGGCATCGCCATCCTGCGCGAGACCATGAAGCTGGACATGCCCGACGGCGTCTACCGCATGCTCAAGCGGGCACTGGGCAAGTTTGACCTGGCGATGATCGTCATCAAGGACCTGCGCGAGCGGGCGGAGCGGTATCAAGAGCGGGATCTGAAGGCGAGGGGAGCGAAATGAGCATCCCCCTTGCCCCAGCCGTCCGCTCAATCTACGAAAACGGCGCCCCGGAAGGGGAGCGTAACAACCAGCTGTTCAAACTCGCCTGCCAGTTCCGCGACCAAGGCATGTCGATCGAGGACGCGGAGGTCGAGGCCGAGAGCTGGGCGCTCAAGGTGGGGCTGACCCAGCGGGAGGCGTTGTCGGCGGTGAAAAGCGCCTATAGCCGCCCGGGGCGGGAGCCGTGGGTGCCGGCCAGCCGCTACGGGATCCGGGGGATGACGGTCTACCGGGAAGCGGCGCACGTTCCGGCCATGCCGCAATCCTCCAAGGAGGACGCCATCGACCGTTTCCTTGCCCACGCTTTCCGCCAAAGCGAGCGCATCCACATCGACCGCGCCATCCTGGACGGCGAGCGGGAGCGGCCCAGCGGCCGTGGCGAAACCCGCACCCGGGAGGAGTGGCTGGAGCTGTTCAAGGACGGCGGGCTGGCCACGTGGCAAGGGGACGCGGTCGGCGTGTACGTCTGCATCAACCCGATCAAGGGCAACCGGCGCGTGCTGGAGGAGATCCACCAGTTTCGCCACGTGCTGGTCGAATTTGATAAGGGGACGATCGAGGAGCAGTGGGAGCAGATCAAAAAGGCGAAGCTGCCAACGTCCTGCATCATCCGCTCTGGGGGCAAGAGCCTTCACGCTTGGGTGGTGGTCAATGCGGCCAACGCGGACGAGTTCAAGGAGCGGGCGGAGTTTGTCTACAAGCACCTCGAAAACTGCAAGGGGCTGGACGGCCAGAACAAGGACGCCCCTCGGTTCAGCCGGCTCCCCGGAGCCATCCGCCGCAGCACGGGCAACGGCCAGGAGCTGGTCGAGGTGGCCGAGGAGGTGCAGGCGTTTGAGGATTGGCGGGAGTGGACGATCGTCGGAGACCTGCCCACGCCCTTCAAGTGGGACGACATGCTGGCCTTCGACAAGGCCAAGGATGAGACGACCCTCCTAGGAGACCGCTGGCTGTGCCGGGGAGGATCGGCTTTGTGGGTCGGATCGAGCGGGCTAGGAAAATCCGTCCTTTGCCTGCAGGCCGCCATCACATGGGCCTATGGGGGCGAGTTTTTTGGAATCAAGCCCAAGCGGCCGCTCAAGTCGATCATCGTCCAGGCAGAGAATGACGCCGGGGACGTGTCGGAAACCGTCCGGGGCATTATCGATCGCATGGCCCTAAGCCAAGAGGAGCGGAAGCTGGTTTTTGAGAACGTGATCATCGTCCAAGAGAGTTTTTCGACGGGTGCAAGGTTTGCCGATCTGTGCCGCCGCTTGGCGAGCAAGCACAAGCCCGACCTGTTCTGGGTGGATCCGCTACTGTCCTTTATAGGAGGGGACATCAGCAAGCAGGAGACGGCCAGCGTGTTCCTCCGCAACGAGCTCAACCCGGTGAGCCACAGCCATGGGTTTGCCTGGTGCCTGATCCATCACAGCGGCAAACCCCCCAAGGATGCGGCGTCCGGGTATCAAGGATTTGATAAAATGTATTGGGGGCTGGGCTCCAGCGAGCTGACCAACTGGGCCCGGACAGTCATCACGCTTAACGCGGTCAAGAGCGAGGACAACGATCATTTCGTCTTGGAGGTGGTTAAAAGGGGCAGGCGCAGCGGATTGGTCCCCAGCAAGCCCGAGGCCGGCATCACGGCCAGCAAGGCCCTTCCTCGCGTGTTTTTGAGGCATGCTACGGATTCGATCGCATGGATTGAGTCGGATGAACCGGAGAAGCGGGAGCCTGGGCGACCCAGAATGGATCTTTCCGCCGTCGATTTTGAGCAGTTTAGGGAAGCCATACGCCCGGGCATCAAGGCAGGGGATTTGCAGGCTTTAATACGAAACAAGTGCGGAATTGGGGAAAGAAAGTCGTCGGAAATCACAATCGGATGGGAGTTTTCCGATCCTCCAAAAATCAAAAATATAGGCCGAGAAAAGGCCAAAAAATATGTCCTCTTTAGTGACATTTAACCTATCCGCAAAAATTATGAAACTATCCGCAAAAATACCCTGCAATTCTATCCGCATAAATCCCCCCTTTATGGGGGGATTTTGCGGATTATTGCATGTTTTCTGCGGATTGAACGTGGAGTGCGGATAGAATTATGAAAACAACACTAGACCCAGCGGAATCAAACGAATCGTCGTATTGGCTCGACATAGCCAGCGAGCTTGATGGCCCCGTAGATATTTTGTCTGAAAGAATATCGCATAAAATTAAGACATTAAGCACAGGTCAGGCACGGCAAGCGGCCGAGGTGGCCTTTCAATGGCATAAGGAGGCCATTGATGAAGATATAAAAAACACGCATGCAGAAACCATTTCCAAGGTGGTCAGCATAATTCTGTCAGGCCGAAACGGGAGGGGGCGGATGAAGTTTAAGGTCTATTGCCTAGCCTACGCATGCAACCTTGCGGCGCTTAACGGACTACCGAGCATGCGTCAGGCCGTTAAGGAAATCATAAAAGAATATGGGATAAAGCTTACTGTTGCCGCCATGTCGAAAGAAACCATAACCCTTCGAAACCTTTTGGATTTAAGAACAAACGCAAACTTTAAGTCAGCTTCAGCCGTTGCCTCCTATCAAAAAGTGCAGGAGGAGCGGCATTGGCGGCGTGAAAAAATAAAAAAGAAAAAGGAGCTAACATGCAAATCGTAACCCAGCAGCCACAAAACAAAAACAATCAGCCCGCAATCATCTCAAAATGCCAATTTTCTGAAATTGGCTTAAAGATTCCAGAAGGGACTACCCGATCAGAATGGTGTGAAATTGGAAATTACCTCGGCAGAATTAAGGCCGGCTGGGAATGGTGCGTCGGCGACTGGGTGGCCTACGGAAGAAAGCATTTCAAGGAAGAGGTCGATGAGTATTTCGACACCCAGACCTGGTTTGATTTCGCCAAAACAAAGAAGCTTGCGGACGTTGCCGAGGCTTATTATGGCTCAAGGAAGCATGAGCTGGAGTTTGCCCATCACGAGGCCGTGAACAAATGGGTGGCGAACGGAAAGATAACAAAGAAAGAGGCTGATTATTGGCTCAAGCGAGCCATTGCGGAAAACCTAACACCTAACGATCTCAGCCTTTCAATAGCCCATGGCGGAATTGTTAGGGCGAAGCAGCTCGACAACGAAAGCCTGCCCACCATAGAGGCATTTATCGTTCTTATTGAGCGTTGGAACCAACGCATTACTAGGGTGGATCCAATAGAGAACTGGGATGCGGAAAAGGCAAAGCTATGCTTGGCAAAGCTTCAGCCTGTTGGCGACATCATCAAGAGGCTTGTCGCAAGGATAAGCGCATGATCACAACGGCGATGCGTAAGGAATCTTTTAACTGGCTACAGCCTGCGGTGGCGACGACTCCCGTCAATTTCTTGAGTGTGACCCCCAAACCTTAAAGTCTCATGGGCAGATCCAAGAACCACGACATTGCTAGGGCTATGGCGGCCACCGGCCAGTCCAGGGCAACCGCTTACAGAAAGCGGGCGGCCGCGCCGGCTCAGCCGCTGGTCAAAGCCAAGGGCGGTGGGTTGGATCTGGAAATCAAGCGGCTTGAGGACCTAGCGGCCAGCTTGGGCGAGAGTGCCAAGGACGACACAAGGGCGGACCGGTCGGAACTGATTGCCAACTACACCAAGGTGGTAGAGGCATTGCGCCGCATGAAGGGCGACCGCCCCGAGATCGATCAGGCGGAGGGAACGATGGTGCCTGTGGACGAGGCCGACAAGCTGGCGGCAGCTAGGGACAACGCCCTTATCCCGCTTCTTAAAGGCATGGCCAAGAGACTGGCGCCCATCTGTGCCAACCGTCCGGCCGCCGAGGTGGAGGCCGAGGTGGAGGGCGAGGTCGGGCAGATAATGCGTCAGGTCGAGGCGGCGCTGTGACCGGGGCGCAGGAGGAGCTGCGCCGGAGGGCGAGGGCACGGTGGCACTACGAAAAGCCGCCCAGCGTCATTGAATGGGCGGAGCGCAACATCCAGCTGGACAGCCGGCTGACCGCACGGCCAGGACTCTACAGCACCAGCTGGACGCCTTACGTCCGGGGCGTGCTGGACGCGCTGGCGGATCCGGGCGTCCATACCGTCACGCTTTGCTGGGGAAGTCAGACGGGAAAGACCCTGACGCTGGCGATCTGGCTCGCCTACCGCATCGCCAACGACCCGGCTCCGGCGCTGCTTGTCATGCCCAACGCCGACTTGGCCCGCAGCTACAGCGAGACGCGACTGACCCCCATCTTCCAAAAGTGCCGGCCGGTGCGGTCCCTGTTCCCGCATGACATGGACGACTTCAAAATTTTGGAGATGCAGTTTGCCACGATGACTCTGTCGCTGGTCGGCAGTAACAGTCCGGCCAACATCTCCAGCCGGCCCATCTGCATCGCCGTGCTGGACGAGCTGGACAAGTTTGCGCCGCCAACAGAGAAGGAGGCCGCCGCCTACAACCTGGCGCTGGAGCGGACCAAGGCGTTTCCCGGGCGCAAGCACGTCCTGACCAGCACGCCGACGCTGAACACCGGCGACATCTGGCAAAACTATCAGGCCGGAACGCAGGAGACTTTCCACGTTCCTTGCCACGCTTGCGGCGAACGGCAGGCCATGGAGTTTGGGCAGATCAAATGGGACGAAGGAGCGAGATCCGAGGACGGAAAGTGGGATCTAAAACGGGTGACGGACTCCGCCGTCTACCATTGCACCAAGTGCGGCGAGCCCTGGGGTGAGGGGCACCGGCGCAAAGCGATCGAGCAGGGCAGGTGGACGGCCGGCAATCCGCACGCGGATCCCGGCCACCGGTCCTTCCGCCTGCCCAGCTGGTACAGCAACATCGGATTCGGCGAGACGGCCAAAAAGTTCCTAACCGAAAAGCACTACTTGCACGGCTTGCAGGGATGGGTGAACGGCTGGTGCGCCCTGCCTTGGGAGGATCAATTTGACGACGACGAGGCGGCCGCCATCCCGCCCGGAGCCTTTGCCAAGAAACAGCCATGGGACAAGGATCACATTTTGCTGGCGGCGATTGACCGGCAGATCGACGAATACTGGTACGTGATCCGAGCCTTTGCCCGGGATGGGACGAGCCGGCTGTTTGACGAGGGGCGAAGGCGGACGATTGAGGACGTGGCCCAGCTGATGGCCGAGCACCGAATCCAGGCCCGACACGTGGCGATTGATTCCGGCTACGAAACCCAAGACACCTACCGCATCGCCGCCAGGTACGGCTGGACCGCCATCAAGGGCGAGGAGCGGCCGCACTTCTTAATTGAGGACCGAGGGACGCGGATCAAATCCGTGCACAGCTCCATCCAGCCCACCGACGCTGGCTGCCAGCTGCTGCTCCTATCCAGCCCAGGATGCCAGGATCTGCTCGCCTGGCTACGCCGAGGACAGGGGCCGATGTGGGAGGTGGCGCACGACGTCAGCCCGGAGTACCGCGAGCATATGGCCAGCCATAAAAAGGTGCACCGGGTGAACCGAAAGACCGGCAAGGATCTGTATGAATGGATCCGGGTCAAACACCGCCCCGACCATCTTTACGACTGCGAGACCTATCTGGCCGGCTTTGCCGTTTTTGGGAAGGTGATTGCCGCCGAGGCCGCCATGGAGAAGTCCGATGCTTGACACGACTAGAGGCGCGTGGAGCGTGGGCTCATTTTTTCCCTTTGGATACAGGCTTCGAAGGATCCGGTTGCCCTTCGCTTGGCTCTGGAAGCCCTTGCGGCTGGGCAGGCCAACACGTTCACCAACGGGGGCAAGGTGATGGTCAGCGCATCCGTGGCCGGCAAATCATTCAGCTATCAGCTGCAGCCGGGCTTTAATCCCGCAGGCGTCACCCAGGTTGCGCTCAACTGCTGGAAGGCCGTAAAAGATTTTACCACATCAGCTCAAGTTGAGGACTTTCTGACCAAGTCCACCGGTTCCGTCAGCTACCCGCAGTTCACCGCCGAGGTTTACTGATATGGCAAGCTGGGGCAGCTGGTTTGGGCGGATCGCGCGGGCGGGTCAGCCCCAGCAATCGCAGCGCCGTTACATTTACGCCGCGCCGCAGGACACCAAGCTGGACGTGACCACGGCCAGCCGCCGGCAGGTGCTGGGCCTAGCGCGCTACATGTACTACAACGACCCCGTCGTTCGAGGCGCAATCGACTGCATCACCCGAAACTCCATCGGCCCGGGCATCAAATGCCAGGCCCGCACCTCCGACGAGGGCTGGAACGCCGCCACCGAGGAGTGGTTTCATAATTGGAGCCTGGCCTGCGACGTGCGCGGGCTGCTCGATTTCAACACGCTCCAGCAAGTGGCTTGCCGGACTATGCTACGCGACAACGAGCTTTTTATTATTTTAACCGACAACGGCGACGGCTGGCCGCAGCTCCAGCTTGTCGAAGCCCACCGGTGCGAGACGCCCGCTTACCTAGGTAGCGACAAGCGCATTTCCGACGGCGTCCGCATCAACGCCCAAGGCCGTCCGCTTTCCTACTACATCCGCACCGGCGACGGCGACAAGTACACCGAGGTGCAGGCCGCCGACGTGATTGTGCTGGCCGAGCGCGACCGCCCGGACGAGCTGCGCAGCATCTCCCGCCTCGTCTCCTGCCTCAACCTTTTGCAGGACCGCCAGGAGATCTTGGAATTTGAAACCGCCGGAGCCAAACGCGCCGGAGCCATCGGCCTCGCGCTGGAGGGGCAGGGAAGCACCGGATTCTTCGGGCCCGACAGCACCAGCGACGAGGGAATCACCACCGACAAGATCCTTGGCGGCGGCGCCATCTGGAACTTGCCCGCCGGCAAGACTCTCAAGGAAATCAAAAACGACCGCCCCGGGCCTAACCTGCAGGAGTTTATGGACCAGTTCCTTCGGGCCGCAGCGGCCGGGCTGGGGCTGCCTTATGAGTATATGTGGAAAGCAGACCTTTCCGGTCCGTCCCAGCGGTTCGTCCTTGCCCAAGCCCAGCGCCGGTTCGACGAGGTCAGCCAGGCCATTATCACCCAGCTCGTCTCCCGCGTCCGCCTCTGGGCCTTGGCCAAGGGCATCAAGCGCGGCGACCTTACCCCGCCCCGGGGGATGGACCGCTGGTGGGGCGCCGTCTATCACACGCCGAAACGCACCACGATCGACGCTGGGCGCGACAGTGCCGCGGACCGCGAGGACCTGAAGCTGGGCATCCGGACCTTGGCCGACATCGCCGCCGAACGGGGCGACGACTGGCAGGAGATCGTTGAGCAACGAATCGCCGAGCAGGTTTTCATCCGCGCCCGGGCCACCGAGGCCGGCGTGGATATGGCGGAAATCCAGAACACCGGGCAGAAGCCAGCTTCTCCCGCGCCCGTGACCCCTCCGTCCGCTCAGGCTCCGGCCGACCAGACCGAGGCCCCGGAAATGTCTGCCGCAACCGTCACGATCAACATGTCCGCCCCGGTGGAGATCTCTGAGCCCGTGGCTGTTTTGGATCCCGAGCCCGCCACGAAAACCGAGGCGTTTACCATGAAGGACGACCCGGATCTGGAGCTGTCCGACAAGGAACTGGACATGGTGGCTAAGGCCATTGGCCTAAAAAACAAGGCCGCCCGCAAAAAGAAAAGCTAGGGTTTTGACACGCGCGGCCAGCGCATGGCCGAAAAGAAATTTAAGGGCATCTCTGTAATCACCGCCGGTCCAGCCTTGGGCCATGATATGGTGATCGACGAAACCACGCTGGAGCAGGTGGTCGAACTGGGCAACGCCAACTCACCCGTCAAGGTGCTGGCCAATCACAGCAACGACGTCGGAGCCATCCTGGGCATGTTGGAAAACTTTCGGATCGACGGACCCCGCGTCCGCGCGGACCTAGAGCTTCTAGAAAATCACCCCCAGGCCGAATACTACGCCGAGCTCTTGGGCAAGCTGCCCGACCAACTTGGCTTCTCCATCAGCTTCTCCGGCATCCCCCGGATGGCCGAGGACGGCACCGTGCTGGCCGACGTGCGGGACCTATGGTCTGTGGACTTGGTAACGCGCGCCGCCGCAAACAAGTCCATCTATTCAGCCAAACCGGTTGACACTGCCAAAGTGGCCATGGTCAAAGAACCTTCGGTCGTAGAGACCAAGATTGAGGCAGCTGCCGAGGCGGCGCCCGCAGCCCCGGCGGCCCCGGTGGCAGTCTTCAACGCCGAGGAGGCCATCGCCGCCCTCGCCGCCAAGATCGAAACCCTTTCTAAACAATTCGCCGACCTGGTGACCGCCAAGCTGGAAGCCGCCGTCGTCGAAGCCGCTCCCGCGGACGAGGCCCCCGTGGCCGAGCCCGCCCCAGAGCCGGTGGCCGCGGAAGCCAAGGTCGAGCAGACCAAGGCCGAAGCGCCCGCCGACAACACGGCCGCCGCCCTCAAGGCGGAGCTGGCCACCCTCAAAATCGAGCTGGAGGCATCCCGCGGCACCAAGCCGCTGGAGACCGCCGCTCCGAAAAGTTTCTCGCGTGCCGAGCTGATCGCTCAGTTCAACGCGGAAAAAGATCCCCGCCGCGCCGCGGAGGTCTTCAAACAAATCAAGCTGGCGCGATAAACCACAAAGGACAAAAACACCATGGGAAACACACTCGGAACTACGTCCAATGGCAAAGTGGTCGCCCAGCGCGCCCTTGAGCTTTTGGTCGAACAGTACGGATTCGTCAGCCAGATCGTTGGCGACTACTCCGACGCAACCGCCCGCAAAGGCGACAGCATCACCACGCACGTCATCACCGTGCAGTCCGCCTCGGACTACAGCACAACGCAAGGCTACCTCGCCAGCGATGTGACGCAGACGGACGTGGCGATCACCCTGAACAAATTCAAGCACGTCAGCTACTCCATCAATGACGACGAGCGCACCAGCTCCTCCGTCAACCTGATCGAGCGCTTCGCCGAACAGGCCGCGCACGCGATCGGCAAGGCGATGGTGGACGACGTCCTCGCCCTGGTCACCACGCACTTCACCAGCACGCTGAGCATCAGCGCCGGTGCCGTGACGTTCGGTTCCATCGTGGACATCGCCTCCACCCTCAACACCAACAAGGTGCCCATGGGCGGCCGCTTCGCGGTCCTGTCCCCGGGCAACTACGCCAGCCTGTCCAAGGACACCGTCGTGGTGGCCAACGGCCAGCGTAACACCGACCTGGTCGGCTCCGCCGATCTCGGCCTGGTGCACGGAATCGCCATCAACGGCTATCCGTCGCTGCCTTCGGCCGTGTCGAAGGGCTTCGTGGGTCAGCGCGAGGCGCTCCTGGTGGCCACACGGCTTCCGGAAGTTCCCGCCAACGTGGCGATCCCCGGCGACATCACTAACGTCTCCGAGCCGAAAACTGGAATTTCTCTTCAACTCAGAGAGTTCTATGACATTGGGCTCGGGGCTCACCAGCGCACGCTGTCGCTGATCTACGGCTGTGCCCGTGGGTCGACCAGCTCACTGGTTCGTATCGTCTAAGTAGTTACTCCAACTGGTGGGCCGGCCGCATCGGGGGGTGCGGCCGGCCTTCCTCTCTAAAAAAGATGAATACCCCCCTAGTGTCTCTCGCCCTTATCGCCGGCCCGGCGGAGGGCGAGATTCTTTTTCGGCTCATCCAATCTGCGAAAGGGCTGTGGGACGAGGTCATCGTGGTGGCCGCCACCGGATCCCAGCAGCATGACGATCTCAAGAAAGCCCTGCAGGACGCCGCCGGCGAGGCCGGCACGTTTGCCGTCTATCACAACGCCCCGGAAAATTCCGGCTGGCCGCACATCGACAACTTTGCCGCCGCCCGCAACCAGGCGTTCAGCCTAGCCCAGGGCAAGTACGTCATCTGGGCGGACTGCGACGATCTGTTCCTAGGCAACCAAGCAGCACTGCACCGCGGCGTGATTGAGGAGCGGGACAAGCAGGCCGAGGGCTGGGACGTGCTGGTGACCCGGTACGACGTGCAGAACAGCGGCATGCGGGACAATCGCCGCGAGCGTGTGTTCCGCCGTAAGGCGGACGGCACCCTGCCGGCCCACTGGGAACGGGCCATTCACGAAAGGGTGAAGCCGGACGAGAAAGCGGCCGTGGGCTTGGCTGACGGCCTGTGCATCACCCATGTGCCCAAGACGAACAAGACGGGCAGCGGGGATCGCAACAAACGAATTTTGGCCAGCGAGACCGAAGGGGCCGGGATGAACTGGTACTACATCGCCATGGAGGATTTCCTGCGCGGCCAGTACCAGAAAGCCATCGGCCCGTGCCTACTGGCGCTGGAACACCCGGACGTGGGCGCCACAGAGCGATACCAGCTGCTGTGCATGGCGGGCGTGATGTGTGCCGCCCCGGACAAGAAGCGCAAATACTTTGGCCAAGCCATCACCCTGCATCCCACCCGCAAGGAAGCGCACGGCCATCTGGCCTGCCAGCTGATGGATGAGGGGAACCTGCATGAAGCCAGCCGCCTGCTGCAAGTGGTGGACAGCCTGCCGCGGCCCGCCGGCGTCATCTGGAACCTGGACGCCAAGTGGTACGGCCACCTGCCCAAGATGCTTTTGTCGCAATGCCTCCGGGCGGCCGGACAAAAAGAGGACGCGGATCGCTGCGAGAGGGAGGCGTTCCGTGCCGCGTGGGGCAAGATCACCGTCATTTACGCCGGAGAGCTGGCTCACTGCGTCCGGGCCCACAAGCTGTTCATGGACACCTCGGACAATCCGGCGGGGATCCAGCATCTGTTCATCACGCCTCCTTCGGAAGATCCGGGAGCCAAGCGGTTCAACATCGTCAAGGATGCCACCGAGGCAATCGAAAAGGCACTGGGCCATATTCTGCTGACCGTGAAGGCGGAGGCGGAGACGCTCATCCCGCCGCTGATGTGGGATGCGGCCCTGATCCATGACGGCACGCTGCCCGGCACGGCCCAGCGCCTGCCCGATCCCGTGGACAAAAAAAGCCGGGTCGTGATCGGCCTGACCACCACCCCAAAGCGGATCCACACTATTCTGCCCACGATCGAGAGCCTGCTGGCCCAGTCCATGCCGGCGGACGAGATCATCCTCTCCGTGCCCGAAAAGCTGGCCCGGACGGGCGAGCGGTTCCCGGAGATCCCGGCCGAGCTGCAAAAGCTGGCAGATGAAGGCAGGATCACCATCTACCGCAGCCGCGACCACGGCCCGGCGACCAAGTTTGTCGGAGCGGCCTGGGCGGCGGACGAGGCCGGGGCCCAGGACGATTTCGTCATCTGGTGCGACGACGACATCCTCTACAGCCCGCGGATGGTGCAGACGCTGGTGGAAAATTGTCCGGACAAGGCGGCGCTGGGCCTGTGCGGGTTTTTTATGACCGGGCCGAAAGGCTACGCCATCGCGCCCGACCACCTCGGCCACGCCGAGATCATCGAGGGCTTCGGCGCGATCGCCTGCCGGCTGAAGGATATGTGGCCGCTGATCGAGGGAGGCGAGTTTCCCAGCTGCACGCCCAAGGAGTTTGCCCAGCTGGACGACAAGGGCCGGGCACGTTTCATGGCGGACGATTTTGTGATGTCCTACCGCCTGCGGGAGCTAGGCACAAAAACCCTGGTCTGCGCCACGCCGGACTTCAACCGATCCAACGGCATCCGGATCCGACCGGAAGGGCTGGGCGAGGACGCCCTGCAAAACAACAAGGGGACCGGCGGAAACCTGGCGGCCTACAGTCTGCTGAAATCGTGAAAAAAACCCTGACGATCAGCGGCCATCGCCGCCCCGATTATTTTCAGCGGGTGCTTTCCTCGCTCTCGTTTTGCGAGGGCGTCAGCGAGTACGCCGTCACGGCCGTGCTGGATCCCAGCGAATGGACGGATCAGCTGGCAGAGATCGCCCGCGGGCACGGCATCACCGTGCACATTCCGGCGCACCATCTGGGCTGCGGGGCGACCATCCGGCACTGCCTGGCGCTGGGCTTTGAGGCGTCCGACTACCACATCCATCTAGAGGACGACACCGTCCCCAGCCCGGACGCGCTGCGCTGGTTTGAGTGGGCCGGCCGGCACGCCAGCCCGATGACGCTGACCGTCTCCGGCTACAACCAGCACGGCGGCGAGGCCGAGCCCAACATGGCCTACTTCAGAAACTGGTTCACGCCGTGGGGCTGGGCCACATGGCGGGAGCACTGGGAAAAATATCTTTTGCCTAGCTGGGACACCTCCTTCTGGGACGGTGGGGTGCAGCGGATCCGCGACAACCTGGGCATGGGGGAGATGTTTCCCCGCGTCAGCCGGATCCAAAACATCGGCGCCACCCGCGGTGCGTTTTGCCCATCGGAAGATTTTCACCGGGAAAACCACCACGCCACCCGCGTGGCCGGCCCGGAGGACAAAACGGAAAGGTGGATCCTCGCATGAACTACGCATTCCTCATCGCCTACCGGGCCCGGCCGCCCCAAGAGTTCCGCAAACAGGAGCTGGAGGCGCTGATCGAAAACATCCGGGCGGTCATGGCCAAGAACCCGCGCCACACCTACAAGATCTGGGTCGGCGAACAGGACGACGACCAGAAGTTCAACCGCGGCTGGCTGCTCAACGCCATTTTCAACGAGGCCGCGAGGGAGGACGAAAACGCCTGCTTTATCCACGTAAACACGGATTACCAGCTGCCCGTGGCCGAGCTTCCCGGCGAGCTAGAGGAGATGCCGGAAGGCTTTCTGGATCTGCATGGATACCCGCTGGCCTTGGGCGCGTTTTGCGCGTTTTCGGCCAAGGCGTACCGCGCCTGCAACGGATTTCCAAACGACCTGTGGGGCTGGGGCGGGGACGACTGGGCGATCTGGAAGCGGATCGAGCTGGCCGGCCTCAAGGTGGATCGTCCAGGGCACCTCTACAACCGCTGGATTGCGGAAGGCAAAGAGCACGTCCGCGACGAAAGCAACAACGCCGAGAACATCGCCAAGGCACTGGACGTGACGACGGCCAGCATGATGCAGAATGGCACCAACACGGCGGCCTACTGGATCAGCCGGTCCTCCAGCCCGGGCCTGCATGGGGACGTGCGCTGGCGCAGTTTCCAGCAGCCCAAACATTTTCTGGTCACCGGCGGGGCTGGCTTTATCGGCAGCCATCTGGTGGACGAGCTGTGCCGGACGTGGAACCACGTGGAGGTCATCGACAACCTGCGCTCCGGATTCCGGGAGCAAGTGAGCTCCCGGGCCAGTTTTATTGATCGGGACATCCGCAACTACGACTCCATCCGCCAGCTGTTTGAGGGCAAAGATGGCGTCTTTCATCTGGCGGCCATCGCCCGCACGCCCTGGTGCATCGAGGATCCCATCCTTTGCTACCAGACGAACGTGATGGGCACGCTGCACGTGTGCGAGGCGGCCCGGCAGGCCAAGGTGCCGCGCGTCGTCCTTTCCAGCTCCAACGTGGTGTATGCCTTTATGACGCCCTACCGCACCGGCAAGGAGGCGGGCGAGGGGATCGGCACCACCTACGCAGACATGTACGGGCAGAGCGTCATTAGCCTGCGGTACAGCAATGTCTACGGCCCGCGCCAGAGCGAGACCGGCCCCAGCCCGAACGTTTTTGCCGCGCTGCGCAAAAGCCGGCGGGATGAGGGCCGGTTGGTCATCACCGGGGACGGCGAGCAGACGCGGGATTTCACCCACGTGTCTGACATCGTGCAGGGAAACCTGCAAGCCATACGGTCCCGCCATTGCGGCGTGGTCGATCTTTGCACCGGAAAAAACTGGAGCCTGAACCAGGTGGCCCAGTGGTTTGGCGGCGAGATCCGCTACACGGACGAGCGTCCCGGGGACGTGAAGCACATCGTGCAAAACCCTGAGGATGCCCGGCTGATTCTAGGCTGGGAGGCCAAGGTGAACCTGGCGGACGGGATCCGGGACGTGCTGCCGGAAGTATCTTTGACACAGGCACCCACGGCGTGACCGAGCTGGAATCCCTTGTCTCCTCGGCCCTGTCCGAGGTCATCGCGGCCGCGCCCACCACCGCCACAATCGGCGGCACGGCCGTCAGCGGCCTGTACAACCCGGGCGACCGTGCAGGGGAGCTGGGCATGGGCGGGCTGGTGCAGCCGCAAAGCGGCGACTTTACCTATCCCGCCAGCGCCGTTTCGGCTCCCTCCCTTTTGACCGTCATCAGCGTGGGCGGCATCAACCGCCGCGTGATGTCCATCCAGGAGGATTCCGGAATGGTCACGCTGAGCCTGGGCGATCCGGAGGACGTGCGATGAGCCTGCGCCTCAAGACCGAGGACGCGTTTTCCACCTATCTTTCCGCCTCCACGGCCAAGCCGGCCGGCTACGTCGTGCAGGCCGGGCATCGGATCGCGGATCTGGAGCTGCCGGCCGTGGTCGTCCACGCGGAGCAGAGCGAGCCGGTGGTGGAGGGCAGCGTGTCCGGCGAGCGCAAGGTGACGCTGAACTTTTCCATCATGACGCCGCTGGAAACCGCCAGCGTGGCCACCTCTCACCGCAGCGCGTTTGATTGGCTGAACACCGCCCTGGCGGCCACCACGGTGCTTTCCGCCGTGACGTTCATGGGCGGGTATCCCGGGGCCGAGCAGACCGGCACCAACGAGAAAGTGATGCAGGACGGTGTGACCTTCACCGCCTTCGTGCGCCCGTAGGGGTTGACAGCGGGAGAGCGACTATATGGCGATGACCTACGGAGTGACGGCTGGCATCAGCCAGAACGTCAATAACACGGACGACTACGTATTTGTGACCGGCGAGGACGGCACGGTCGTCAAACATTTCAAGAAATACCGCCGCATCGAGACCGTCACCGAAACCCTTCCCGACACCCTGACCCTGCCCACCGTTTCCGGGGCCACCGCGTTCCGCAAAGAGCTGCGCTGCTCCAACACGGATTTTGCCCGCCTGACCACCACGGCCGTCACCTTCAGCACCATCGCCTAAAGGAGCCGCCATGCCATTTAAAGGATTTGGAAACACCCCGCCCAGCATCACCGGAATTGAGGAGCTCGTCAGCCTGACGATCACGGGAGAGCAGGATGAGATCATCATTGATCCGGGCACGGCCAACACCGCTCCCACCGTCACCACTTACTACAACCCGCGCTACAATGTCTCCCTCGAGGGGATCAGCAGCGGGGTAAGCGTGTCAGCCACGTTTGAGGTGGCCGGGCAGACTTTCACCAAGACCTCCGAGAACCTGACCAAAACGGTGGGTGACGTGGTGAAGGTTTCCGTCACCGGCGTCTACAACCCCGACAGCTCGCTGGGCTAGGCCGGCGGCGTACCGCCGGCGTGAACCGCCCCTTCGCCGAAAGTTTCCTCAACCGGGACGACCACGTCGTACTGCGTCGCCGGCTGTTGCCTCTGTCCCTCTGGCACCTGCTCAATCTGGAAATCGCCGGCAGCCCGTATTTTCTGGGCGGCAGTTTTCCCACGGCCAAGGATTTGCGGCTGGCCGTGGCGGTGTGCACCACGCCGTTTCCGCGCCTGCCGGACCTTTCCGGAAGAAGTTTAATTTTGGACTGGATGCGGACCTGGAACTGTAAATTCCTAATCGAGACGGCCAAGTTCCGCGCCTACCTAGAGGATTTTAATGCCCTGCCTCAGTTGTGGCGGCAGGAGGAGAAGCGCACGCCAGGGGCTAGGGAAGCGGTGGGCCTGCCATGGGCGCTGGCGATCGTCAGCGGCATCTGCGGATCCACCGGCTGGAGTGCGGAGACGGCCTGGAACCTGCCCGTCGGCCAGGCGTACTGGTACCATGTGGCGTTTGCGATGCAGAAGGGATGCAGCGTGGATCTGCTGAGCGAGGGGGAGATGCTGGCGATCGAGAAAGTGAAAGCCAGAAGGGCGGCTGGAAAATGAACGACATCAAGGTGACCGTGGATGACCGGGCTTTTTCCGCATCCCTGCGGCGCTACGCGCTGGCCATGAAAATGAGTTTTGCGGAAGCCATCTTGCGGCAAGCGCGTCTGGTGGCCGTGAACTTGGCGCACCAGACCCAGCCGTTTGGGTCCGGCGCAGAGGCGCGCAAACAGGGCGAGGGAGCGGTGACCACGGAAATCGGACGCGTCTATGACGATGTGCCCCAAGTGGCAGGCAGGGTAAAAAACAGTGACGGAAGTTTTGATCTGCCACGCGTGAAAAGCGCGCCGCAGGCGGAGGCGGCCTTTGTGCGACTGGTGCGGACGGGCCAACACGACAAGGCGCGGGAGCTGCTGCACGGCCTGCGGATTGAGCCCTACTTCACCACGGACGTTGGACGTTTTGACGGAGGACAGGAGCACGCAAGGTCGAGACATGGCGCGCGCCGCAAGGTGCCCAGCAACACCTTCACCAAGCTGGCCGTCACCAATCCGCAGGCGGCGCGGAGTTATGTGAAGCAAATCAGCCAGCGCGTGGGCACGGCTAAGGCCGGCTGGGCCAGCTGTGCCCAGCAGCTGGGCGGATGGCGCGGGATTCCCGGGTGGGTCACGCGCCACGCCCGCAAGGGGAACTTGGGCAACGTCTATGACGCCACCGGTGGGAGCGGCTCCAGCCAGTATGTGCGGATGACGAACAACGTGCCGTGGATCGACAAGTGCCTTAACCCCGGCCAGATCCAGCGCGCCCTTGACATCCAGAGGGGCAAGATGACGAACGCGATCCGGATCGCGCTCAGCAAGGCGAGGTAAGGAATTATGGCCGATTTAAACGTCAAAGTGGGGCTGGACCGGTCCGGTTTTCAGACCGGCCTGGCGGCAATGGAAAATGCCGTCGGGAAGTTTGGCAATCGCCTGACCGGGGTGCTGGCCGGATCTTTTAGCTTTGCGGCCATCGGAGCCGGCATTTCCAAGGCCATTGACCAAGGCGACCAGCTGCAGGACCTGGCCAACCGCTTCGGCGTGGCCGCCAGCGCCATCCAGGAGATCGGCAACGCCGCCAGTTTGTCCGGTGGATCGGTGGAGGATGTGGCGGCTGCGATGAACAAGCTGGCACGCAACGCCGGGGAAGCCATCGGTGGAAATGAAAAGCTGCAGGACTCGTTTGCAAAAATCGGCCTTTCCACGCAGGAGCTGATGGGGATGAGTCCGCAGGATCTGTTTTTTGCGCTGTCCCGGGCTGTTTCCTCGGGATCGCTCGGCATGGAAGATTTTGCCGTGGCTTCTGCCCTGGCCGGACGGGGGGCCTCCACGCTAATGGAGACACTCCGCATGGGGCCGGAAGCCATTCAGGCCAACGGCCAGGCGATGGGGGTTTGGAGTGATGAGACGATCGCGGCCCTCAGCCGGGCGTCCGATGCGATCAAAACCTTCCAGAATCAGATCACCCTTGGATTGGGCGCGGTGGTGCCCCTGCTTTCCAAGGCGATTGAAAGATACCAGGATTTTGTGCAGGCGGCCTTGCTGGCCGCACAGGCCCGTTTTAACCCCAACCTAGACTCCGCCGGTCGCGCCGACTTGATGGAGGAATCCAGCCGCAAGATTGCCGATGCCCTGCTGGGCCGGAGCGATATTGAGAAAGCCGTGACGGCACAAACCGTGCGAAACACCGAGGCCCGGATGGAACAGTACGACCGGGAAGCCAAGGCCAAGGAGGACAGCGCCAAGCGCTGGGCCGCCGCCATGGAAAAAATGCAGGAGCTGGACCAGCAGGAGGAAATCAACGACGCCCGCTCCGAAAACAGAAAACTGATCCGCGAGGCCGAGCGCATCCGCGACGCCACGCCGGGATCCAAAGCCTTTGAGGAGGCCCGCCGCGAGCGCCTGCAGGAGATGAACCGGCTGCGCGGCAACGCGCCCGACTTCGACCCCCGGGAGGCCCTGATTAACCGCTTCCAAGGCGCCGGTGGCGGTCTGACACCGGCCGCCTTGCAGGACACCGTGAAAAACACCACAGTGCAGGGCATTGACGGGAAGATTGCCACCGTGATCGGCAAGCTGGACGCGCTGATCAATGCCGCCGGGAGGTTCAGCTAGCCATGGCCCGCGGCTCCTCTTCGTCCGGCTCCGGCTCCACTGAAATTTCCGGCACGCGCATCGGCATGGCCGGCGAGGCGCTGGGCATTGAAAACACCGGCAAAAAGACCCTGCGCAAAAAATATTTCCTGCAGACGACCTCCGCCGCGGATCTGGAAAAGCCGGAGGAAATCGCCGGCTATCGCCCCACCAGCGTCAGCAACCAGAAGCTGGCCGATGGGATGTACGAGCAGTCCGTGGACTATCAGGCGCAGGTGGATGCGCAACAGGCCCCCGGCCTGGTGGAGACCCTGCAGGGCGTCTCGGGCACGTTTGAGATGTTTACCAGCTACGAAAGTCACCCGATTGAGCTGCATCCCCGCATCGACAAGCTGTCCGTGGATTTCGGCGGATACTTCACCCCGGACGGCTTTGCCAAGTGGCCGCCGTTCTACACGCCCACCAGCGGCGGCGGGCTGGGCTCCGGCACGCAGGTGCGCAACCCCATGTTCGGCGTCACCCGCTACAAGGAGGTGAACATGACCCTGCGCCACACCTATTTTGTGAACGGGCTAAGTCAAAGCATCTATGAAAAGGCCGGCAAAATCGTGGCCAGGCTGCCCGCCGGCTATCCCACGCCTTCGGGGCCCATCGGCTCGGACGGTAGGCAAATTCCCCGCCGCTGGATGATGCAGATGCCCGCCACCAGCCGCGAGGGCAACGCCTACCGCGTGGTGCAGGAGTATGTGCTGTTGGACACCTCCGGCGTGGCCGAGGGCCTGTACGAGGTGACCAGCACGCCCGGACAGGTGTAAGCCATGGCCGTCCCCAAGGAGCTGATGGCCCAGCCGGGGGACGAGATTCGCACCCGCTACAGCCGGCTGACGGAGTGGCTGGACGCGCAAAAGCTGCTTTCTCAGGACGACCGCGTCCACATCCATCAGACTGGCAACGGCCAGCACGTCACGCTGGTGCAGCGGCCGCCCAGCATCGTCACGCCGCTGCAGGTCAACCAGGCCGGCGCCAATTTTTACAGTGTGCGGGAGGGCTACGTGAACGGCCGCTTGCCGCTGATTCAGACGCAGCAAGGCGAAAAGCCGCTGGTGGACGGGGACGGCGTGCCCCACCCGGCCGCCCGCCTTCCAACGGACCGGCCGATCTTGGTGGTGGCGGAGGTCACCTTTACCAGCGCGCAGAACCTGGAAAAGGTGCTTATCACCACCAAGCGGCCCAACGAGCTGTTGCGCACCGGCACGGCCGACGTCAGCGGGGAGGGAGGCATCAGGGGCCACATCCCGCTGGCGTTCACCCGGGGCGGGCAGTTCATCCAGTTTACCCTGCACAACCTGCAGGCGCGCGCGTTTACAGACAACGGCCGCCCGCGCGTCATCTACTGGCCCGGCTGATGTTTTTTCCCGCCCGCCGCCACAACGAGCTGGCTGCCCGCGCGGCCGCCATGTATCCCATCCGCGTGGCGGAGGAGCAGGCGCCCGGCCGGGCCCACCCCTGGCAGATCCGCCCACAGTGGGTGGAACTGAAAACTCACCCCGCCGGCGGGTACTGGACCGCCACGGTCAATCCCGGGCTGGTCAACGGCCAGCCGGCGGCCATCACCATGCCCTTTTCCAGCACCCCGCCCGCAGTGCAGGAGCGGCTGAAGGCCGAGGCCAGGGCGGCCAAAAAGCCGCAGCCTTCCGCGGAGCAGCGGGTGAAGGTGTTTCTGGACGAGCAGGCATCCGTGGAGCTGCGCTGGCGGGCGATCGGCGCGGATGCGGCCCCGGAGGGATCGGCCGCCGGCAACGCGGACACGGGGGAGGTAAGGGCCAGCTTTGAGCCCGTGCCGGAGTTTTTCCGGATCCGCGGCGTGGCCGATGCCAACCCTGACCTGCTGGGACCGCAGGCGGAGACGGAGCGCTACCTGCGCGCTTGCGACATCGTGCTCACCCAGCCACGCGTGGCCTTGGCCAACGAGGTCACCGTAGGCGCGGTGGTGGACGGATCGATTCTTTCCGCCAACCCCACCTTTCTGGTGCCGGAGGACGAGCAGCCCATGGTGACGGCGCAGGCCAAGTTTGTGGCCCCGCTGCCGCCCACGCTGGAGAGCTTCCTTTCCCAGCGCTTTGCGGATCTGCCGTTTGACCAGGTGCTCTTGGCCACCGTCTACGCCCTGTCCCCGGCCTTTCCGGACGACACGCTGGTGCGCGGTGGCTGGAACATCTTTGTGCGTTACTACACCCACTGGAACCTGGCGCACGCCGGCCAGCGGATCCGGCCCCGGCAGGAGCTGCCCCGGATCACGTTTGTGACGCCCTTGGCGGCTGGCCTGCTCAACCTGCAGATCGGGGAGATCCTGTCCCAAAACAACGATTTTTCGCAGGCCATGCTGGACCTGTTCCAGCAGACCAAGCTGGGCGGGATCTTCTACGCCGTATGAGCCTGGACAAATCCGCCCGCCGCAAGGAAAAGGTGAGGGAGATTAACCGCCGCCTGCGCTCGCAGGGGCTGGTGTTTCTGGGTGAGCCCGGCCCGTGGTTTTCCATCACCCTGCCGTTCCAGTTTCAGCCCTCCTTTTTTCCCGGCCTGCTGGCCTCCGATCCGCCCCAGGATAAAAACTTCATCGGCGACGTGGCCCAGCCGAAAAGCTGATTTGACATCCCTTTAGGCGAGAACCCATGGCCACGTTCCTTTTCGGCAACCTTTCCACCAAGACCGCCAGCTACAGCATCGAGCCCGGATCGATCGAGCTGCCCAAGGTGGTGCAGGGGGACGATTTCGCCCTGGTCGTGCGGCTGACCGAGACGGCCGACAACGTCACCGTCGTCACCCGGCCCACCCTTTCCTACGCCCGGCTCTCCTACGGCCCGATCGACGTGGCCCCCACCAGCGGAACTTTCAAGCTGGTGGTGGGCGGCGTCACCAGCGGGGTCGTCACCATCGGATCTTCCGCCGCCAGCGTGGCCGCCGTGCTCAACGCCATGGCCACCCCGGCCACCGGCTGGACGGTGGCGTTGGACCGGGACAGCTACATCGTCTCCCGCACCTCCGCGTGGACCGCCACCAGCGGCATCACCATTGCGGAAAACCGGCTGGAGCCGGAGAGCTTTGTCCGCGTCACCAGCTACTCCCGCGCGGACCAGTTCGTGCAGGAGCTTCGGCCCATGCAGAGCCCGCTGGCCTACACCAGCGCGTTTTCCCTGATCGTCCCGCCCGCGCCCACCATCACCCGCGTGGTCACCGGCTACTCCGATGCCGCCACCGGCGTGAAGGTCAACGAGGTGCAGCGCCTCTACGTGCCGCCCCAGTTTGACGGCGCCTTTCAGATCTACAAGGGCACCGCCCGCACCCAGCTGCTGGACCGGGAGGACGGCGCCGCCGAGATTCAGGCCGCGCTGATCGCTGGCGTCACCACTAAGGGCAGCGCGGAGACCTTCCTCGTCACCAACCCGCGCAACAACACGGCCGACATCGAGTTTGCCGGCGACCTTGGCGGGACGGCGCAAAATCTCCTCACCGTGGTGGTGCCCGAAAGCCTGCAGGGCGATCTGACGTTTGACCTGGATCTGAACACCCAGGGCATGCTGGCCAGCCTGCGGGACAGCTTTGAGGTGACCCACCCGCTGACGTGCGAGGTGGGCATCAACTACGGCACGATTGCCACGCCGAATGTAAAATACGTCACCCTGTTCCAGCAGAACATGACCGTGCAGGCCGATGGCGCGTGGACCGGCTTGGCCGCCGCCCAGAGGATTAACTGGCTCAACCCGCCCCAGCCGGTCAACTACATCCCTTTCACCACCGATCAGGTCATCACCGGCATCCAGTCCTACACCGCCGTCGTCACCGGCGCCGGCCCGTGGACGGTGGCGCACAACCTGGGCACGGAGGCCATCCACGTCACCGTGCGGGAAAACATCTCCAACGGCTACCTGCTGGGCAACGAGAGCGACTACACCATCCAGACCGCCACCAGCCAGAGCATTACCGTCACCAAGGTGACCGGCACCGTGCCCACCGCCGGCTGGGCCGTGATGATCTCCAGCGCCGGGCCCACCTCCGCTTTCTTGGCCCACACCCACACCATCGCGCAGATTATCGACCTCCAGGACACGCTCAACAGCCTGGGCACCCGCCTAGGAGATCTGGAAAACGTGCTGCCCAACAACGTGGGCGTCATCAATCAGGCGGCCGTAAACACCACGCCGCTGACCATCAAGGTCTCCGAGCGGGCCGCCGTGCTCTTTGCCGACGTGGACGGCGCCTGGGGCGGGAAAGGGATCGAGGCCGCCAAACTGCCCCGCCGCGGGCCCAGCCTGCTGCGCGCCCGGCACGAGACCGCCCAAAACAGCCCGATCGCCACCGCGCCCACGGCGGCCGGCGTGTGGCTGTACAGCGGTGGCGTGGAGCTGGCGCCCATGGGCTACATCCCCGGCCAGAGCGTGCCCCCAGGCGGCGCCGTGGCCTATGAGGGCGGCCGGATCTATCAGGTGCGGCAGGAGTACGGTAAGACCACCTGGTTCCCCGTGCCCTACGAGGTGGAGCTGTTCCGCGTGCCCGTCAACGGCGAGCAGCTGCGCGTGGGCCGCACGCTGGAGGTGCAGTTCGGCCTCGTCCTGCAGATGCTGGCGGACACGGACGCCCAGTGGCGCATCGTGGTGGACGCGGCCAACCTTGCCCAGGTGAGCAGCCCAACCGACCAAGGGCTGAACCTTTCCGCGGCGGATTACAACCAGATCGCCATGCTGGACCACCGCGTCCTGCTCACTCAGGCGCTCACGCCCCACATCTTCGGCGTGCAGATCCTGCGCCGGCTGGTGGACGGCAATGTGCAGGTCACCGCCAACAAGAATCTTTACGGCACCTACACCGGCACCGGAGGCGCGCCCGCCACCGGGGATTTCGTGCTGCGGGCGCGGCTGATCAACTTTGACATTGCCGAGGCGGGCGGGGACGTCCGCGGCTGGGTGGGCTACCGCCTAGCGGGCGTCACGGACAACCAGGTGGGCGGCGACATCGAGGTGAAGTTCACATGAGCCTGTATTTTGGCACACTGGCAGGAGGCGTTGGCGCAGGAGGTTCCACCGATGGCACTGGCTCTGCGGCCAGATTTTACAACCCTGTTGGCGTTGCTGTAGATTCCTCCGGAAACGTTTTTGTGGCGGATCAATACAATCACGCCATCCGTAAAATAACTAGTGCTGGCGTAGTTACCACCTTAGCCGGATCTGCTGGTGTCAGCGGAACCACCGATGGCACTGGATCGGCTGCTAGGTTTAATTTGCCTTTTGGTGTTACCGTAGATACCGCCGGCAATGTGTTTGTGGCGGATTTACAAAGCGCCACCATCCGCAAAGTAACCAGTGCTGGCGTAGTTACCACTTTAGCTGGTGCAGCCAATTCTTACGGTAGCACAGACGGTACTGGCTCTGCAGCTAGGTTTTACCGGCCTGCTGGCATTTCGGTTGATACAGCTGGAAATGTTTTTGTGGGGGACTTCGGTAATCATTCTATCCGCAAAGTAACTAGTGCTGGCGTAGTTACCACGCTAGCTGGAACATCTGGATCTTTTGGATCTACCGATGGAACTGGCGCGGCCGCTAGATTTTATTTCCCCTTTGGAGTTTCTGTAGATTCCGTAGGAAATGTTTTTGTGACAGATTATGAAAGCACGATCCGCAAGGTGACCAGCGCGGGGGTGGTGACCACTTTGGCCGGGTCACCAGGGCAAACTGGCAGCACTGACGGCACTGGCTCTGCGGCCAGATTTAGCGGCCCTTATCACGTTGCCGTAGATACCGCAGGAAATGTATTTGTGGCTGACAGAGGCAATCACACGATCCGAAAAGTAACCAGCGCTGGGGTAGTAACTACAGTGGCTGGCCAAGCACGCAGCATAGGGGCAAACAATGGATTAGGCTCAGCGGCAAGATTTTATTTCCCTGCTGGCGTTGCTGTGGATTCCGCAGGGGTGGTTTTTGTGGCGGATCAATACAATCAAACCATCCGCAACTCCGTCGCCTCCGCCCCGGCCACGGTCACCCTTTCCAACCTCACCTTCACCTACGACGGCACGGCTAAGATCCCCACCACCACCGTCTCCCCCTCCGGCCTGACCGTCCAGCTCGTCTACACCGGCACGGCCGCCAGCCTTTCCGCCCCCGTCACCGCCGGTTCCTACGTGGTCACGGCCAGCGTGCTCAGCGATTTTTACTACGGCACCACCAGCGGCGTGGTCACCATCTCCAAGGCCAGCCAGACGATCACCTTTGCCAGCATGCCCACACGGTTTGCCGGCTCCGGCGCTTTCCAGGTGTTTCCCACCGCCAGCTCCAACCTCACCGTGGCCCTTTCCTCCTCCAACACCGCCGTGGCCACCGTGACGGGCAGCAGCATCACCCCGCTGACGGCCGGCTCCACCACCATCTCCGCCACTCAGGCCGGCAACACCAACTACGACGCCGCCGTCACCGTGGACCGCGTCCTCACCGTGGTCAACACCCCCATCGCCCAGACCATCTCCTTCGATAAGCTCACCCCCCGCCGCGTCGTCGGCCAGACGGACATCTACAACCGCGCCGCCGCCCTCATCACGGCCAGCACGGCGCCCAATTTCTACTTTGCCGATGCCCTGACCATCGCCCAGAACACCGCCAAGGCCGAGGGCTCCTTCCAGCTGGTGGCCACCGCCAGTTCCGGCCTGCCCGTCAGCTTTGCCAGCAGCGTGGCCGGCGTGGCCACCATCAGCGGATCCCTCTGCACCCCCGTCTCCGCCGGCATCACCCTGATCACCGCCACTCAGGCGGGCAACAGCGCCTACAGCGCCGCCTCCGCCGTCACCCAGACGCTCGTGGTGGTGGACAAGCAGTTTGCCTGGCTGGACCAGCGCTGGGACCTCACGGACGTGCAGATCGATGCCCGCACCCGCGCCGTCACCAGCTACCGCGGCAACGGCGCCGTCATTTCCGTCCGGCAGGGGGACGATCACACCCTGGCCGTCATCTTTAACGACGCTTCCGGCGCGTCCCTCAATCTGCCGCTCACCCAGCTAAAGTTCACCCTGAGGGAAAAGACCAACCGGCAGGCCGTGCTCATCGAGACCATTGCCTACACCGCCGCCAACTTTGCCGAGCTGGATTTCTACTACCTCATCAATTTCCGGGCCGATAATGACGCCCTGCAGCGCTTCGTGGCCTTCGCCGGCGCGGCCGACAATAGCTCCGCCATCCCCTCCGTGGGCCAGATCGAGTGGGTGTATCAGGACAAGGTCTACAGCTCCAAGCCCTTTAGCGTGAACATCGTGCCCGAAGTGGAGCGCGAAATCAGCGAGGTTTAAGCCATGCCCGCACCCACCTACAACATCACGATCGAGCAGGGGGCGGACTGGACCCGAGACCTTTTCCTCACCACCGCCACCCAGGGGACGATCAACGTCTCCGGCCGGACCTTTAAGGCCGAGATCCGCCAGTACCCCAGCGGAACGGTTGCGACGGCCATCGCCTGCAGCGTGGTGAGTGCGGCCGGCGGGCAGGTGCGGATGAGTGTGACCAGCGCGGCCAGCATGCTCGTCCCCACCGCCGGGGCGAAGTGGGATCTGTTTATGGTGACCAGCGCCGGCGTGAGCACCCGCTTACTGCAGGGATCCGTGGCTCTCAGCCCCAGGATCACGGTGACATCGTAAACGTAAACGTAAACCTAAACGAAAAATCCCATGTCTGACATCTATCTGTCCTTAACTGAAACGCCCAGCGTCGTCACCCTGAGCCAGCCCGTGGTGGCCAGCGTGATGGTCAACACCGTCACCGTGGCCAACGTGGTCAGCGTAAACGTGGTGACCATGCCGGCCATCAATGTGACGGCGGCCGGGGGCCTGACCAACGCCGAGCTCCGCGCCAGCGCCGTATCCGTGGCCGTGACCACCATGCCGGCTATTTCGATCTCGTCCGTCACCATCTCCAACTTCCCGGCCAGCCAGACCATCAACGGAGCCGTCACGGTTGGGTCAGTCCCGCCAATTCAGTGGTCAAACGCAAACGCCGGAAATGCCCCAACAACTGTAAACCAAAACGCTCCTCTGCCTGTTCAGCTTTATGTCGGGTCTGTTCCGACATCCGTGACGCTGGGCGCAACAATCACAAACTCCGTCACTATCGGCTCTCTTCCAGCCATCTCCGGCACGGTCACGGTTGGAGCATCCTCAGTAACTTTTAACTCAAATGTTGCAAAACGAGATGATGGGTCATGGACAAATCTAGGAGTTGAAACTGGCTCTGGGTATGTAAAAGCAAGGGTTTATCCCTCAGATGTTGCCCCATTCACCGCCACGGTCACTGTCGGCAACTCCGTCACGATTGCGGGGACAGTTACCGCTAATCCAACAGGCACACAGACGATTGCTGGCACGGTTACGGCGAATTTATCGAATGTTGTAACTAACAATACTTATTGGGGCGGTAATGCCATAATGATAACGGGCGAGGCTGGCAAAGGCTTATTACTTGGAGGCCTTGATTCAAGCAACAACCCTGCCAATATTTACGAAGGCGGTGGAGTGGCAGTAATCCCAAGAGAATCTTGTCCAAGCTTTCCCATCTCAGGCACGGTCACGGTCGGCAATTCCGTCACTATCGGCTCGTTGCCCACGCTCGCGCCCCAGCTTCCCCGCGTCACTTTCATTGACGGCTCCGGCTCCGTCACCACGGCCAACAGCGCGATCACCGTCTTTGCCTCCAGCACCACCCGCTCCTATCTGCTCGTCCAAGTCACCACCGGGTCGGCTTTCGTGAATGTGGGAGCCACCGCCACCACGGTGAACGGCATCAACCTGACGGCCGGGCAGGGGTACGCCTGGGAAACGACCATCCCGCAGGGCTTGGTTTCGCTCATCAGCACCACCACCAGTTCCCGCTGGGTGGCGAAAGAGGCGTGACCGTGAAAAAGAAGATAGCAGATAGCAGATGGGAGATAGGGGCACTGCCAGCTTCCCTATCTTCTATCTCCTATCTCCTATCTTGTCTTCGCGGCCCGGAGGGCCGCTAACATGCCTTTTTTTGGTAGCGGCGGCGGGAGTGCGTAGGTTATGGGATTTTTTCAGTCTGGCGGAATCTTAAATCGCAAGGGATTTTTTGGAGGCTCGGCCAAGGCATTTTCTCCATCCGATATTTCTGGCCTCCAGCTTTGGCTGGATGCCACAACTGGCCTTTTTGATGCCACCACAGGGGGCAGTGCCGTCACCACGGACGGATCAGCCGTGGCAAGGTGGGAGGATCAGAGCGGGAATGGAAAACATTTTAAGCAATCCACAAATAACAATCGTCCAGTTCTTAAAACATCAGTTCAAAACAGTAAAAACATTGTTAGGTTTGATGCCGATAATGATTTCATGGAAATGGACGCCGCATTTAGCGGACTAACATCTGCCTCATATTATGTTGTCTTAAAAATAAGCATAGACCCACCAACACAAGAGTCCAAAACAGGACACCCAATTCATTTTTTATATGGAACAGATTCTGGTTTTAGCGCATCCCATTATACTTGGATTGATGAAAACATTTACGATAACACAATGACCACAAGCAGAAGAACAGCGGGAAACCCAACCCCATCTCTTACAAATTTTCACTTATACAATGTTGATGCGTCTGGAAGTGCTTGGACAAACAGATTGAACAAAACACAGCTAACAACTTTTGCTTCTAACACCTTTTCTCAGAATAGAAAAGAAATTGGAAGATCATTGTGGAGTAGCGTAGCAGCTTATTATTATTTTAACGGAGACTTGGCAGAAATCGTTGTTTATGATAGCGTTTTGTCTTCAACAAACAGAGGCAAAGTGGAGGATTACTTATATAGTAAGTGGGCAATTACATGAACCGCTTATTTAGAATTGCGCCACAGTCTTACGAGTCCGTTCGAAACCAGATGGACGCAGAAAGCGGCTATCCCAACGAGCAGGCCCAGACTTGGTTCACTCCTGCCGCCGATTGCCAAAAGGACGCTGACGGCAACTGCCTCATCGCCGCCATCCCGCCCATTGCGGATCGGTTGGCTGAAGTTGGCGAGGAGCTGACGCAGGCACAGTACGAGGCCGCTTTGCCTGTCACCCCCGTCCCATTCCTCGCCCCGCCCGTGCCGGAGGGGATGTGACCCATGGCCACCGCCTACACCTACGGCGACTTCATCGCCGCGCTTGAGTATCTGGAGGCCGAAGGCTACATCGAGAGATTCTTTGACGAGACCGGTTCGGAGTGCGTCCGCATCTGTGAGGGCGCAGAGGAGTGTGAGGTGTGAGTGATTCGGATATTTTGACCGAGCTCCGCATCGCCGTGGCGCGGATTGAGCAGCGCCAGATCCATATCCTGGAATTATTCGAGGATCACAAGGGCAAGATGAAGGCCCTGGAGGACGAGGCCGGCACGATCAAGGGCCGGGTCTGGCTGATCTCCACCATTGTCTTCGGGGTGCTGGCCGCCGCCTGGGAAATCATTAAAAACCGCCTGCTGGGTCATTGATCCTCAAGCCCTTTTGACATGCCGGCCACGGCATGGAAATCATCACCCACATCCTTAACAACTGGCAGAGCTACATCGGCGTCTTGGCGACCGTGCTGGGTGCGGCCATTGCCGTCGCCACCTTGATCCCCGGAGACGAGCCGGAGCGGACTCTCCAGAAAATCGTCGATTTCATCAGCCAATTCTCCCGCAAGTAAGGGGAGGGAAAGTGATCACCGGTGCCCTTACCGTCCTCGGCACCCTGGCTGCTCTGGTGCTTTGGTGGCTGCAAAACCGGGGTAAGAACCGGCACGAGTACCGGGACGCCGTCATCGAGGCCGAGCGCCGCAAGCGGGACCAAAAGATTGATAGCTGGTGGACTAAGCGTCCTCCTGCTGATTCTTAGCCTTTCCGGCTGTGCCACCGTCACGCCGATCGCG